GGGGAGGGGTTGGTCAAATCTCTTGGCCGCGGGAGGTGGAAACCGACAGTGGGCACGCATTTTAGACGCCGCAGGTTTTGAGGGTTTATGGGTAAGCGCGGTCCAAGAGGCAAACTAGCTGCTGTCGAAGCCCTAGAGGGCAACCCCGGCAAGCGTCTCATTGAAGAATCCGGCATCGAGGCTTTGGGCCAACCTTTCGTCCCCGAGCATCTGATGGACGACGCCCGCGGGTGCATCGAGGTCATTAAGCAATCAATGCCGACCAGCGTCTATTCGGCGCTGGATAGCTTTCACTTAGCAGCGTTCGGGATGGCATGGGCCATCCATAAAAAGGCGGCGCTGGAGATCAGCAATCCGAGCTTTGAGTGGATTGTGATCAACTCTGCGGGGTCGCAAACACAATCGCCATGGCTGAAGATACTGAACGGGCAGGCGGCAATAATCGCAAGCCTGGGCGACAGGCTAGGTCTAGACCCGAAAAGCCGCGCCGCGCTCAAGCTGCCAACCGCAAAACAAAAGAAAAGCAAGTTCGCCGGCCTTATCGGGCAGAGCGGGTCATCCGCTTCATTGAGCAGCTAACCGTTCCGTCAGGCGAGGGGCATGGCGGCAAGTTCAAGCTTCGGGAGTGGCAGAAGCGTTTCATCCGCGACATTTACGAACCACACGATCCGAAAACAGGATCTCGGACGGTTCGTCGCGCCATCCTGTCGATTGCCCGCAAGAACGGCAAGACAGCGCTAATCGCGGCGCTGGTGCTGGTTCATCTGATCGGCCCGGAAGCGGTACAGAACGGCGAAGTTTACTCGGCCGCGAATGACCGTGAACAGGCCGCGCAGGTCTACAAGGTCGCCGCGCAGATCGTTCGGGCCGACCCTGAGCTGGGCGAGGTTCTGCGGTGCATCGACTCGACCAAGACGATTGCTTGCTATTCGAACGGTTCGTTCTATCGCGCGATGTCCGCAGAGGCGGGCACCAAGCACGGCCTGAACCCTACGTTCGTTGTGTTCGATGAGTTGGCGCAGGCAAAAAGCCGGGAACTGTACGACGTTCTTGATACATCGTTTGGCGCCCGTTCTGACCCGTTGTTTGTTGTCATTTCTACGCAGTCAAACGATCCTGAACATATCCTGTCGAAGCTTATTGATGATAGTGCTGGCGCCAAAGATCCTCGGATTGTTTGCCACCTCTATGAAGTCCCAGAAGATTGCCAAGACATCTTCGACTCAAAGGAATGGAAGAAAGCGAATCCCGCGTTAGGCGATTTCAGGTCATTCGACGACCTGAAGGCGATTGCCGACAAGGCGCAACGGATGCCGGCAGAGGAGCCGAAATTCCGCAACCTATATCTAAACCAGCGGGTGTCTCCGACGTCGTCGCTGATATCCCGCAAGGAATGGATGGCCTGCGTTGGGCCGGCAGATTTCGCGGATAAGGAAGAAGTTTATCTTGCGCTGGATATGTCGGCGGTGGTCGACCTTACCGCGCTGGTTATGTGTAGCGCTGGAGAAAAAACCAAGGTCAGGCCGTTCCTCTGGAAACCGGAAGACCTATTAAGCGAGCACAGTAACCGGGACTTCGGTTCTGGTAACAATCGCTATTCGCAATGGCACAAAGATGGCCATCTGCTTGTATCGCCAGGCCGCACAATCGACCCGGCAGTGGTTGCGAACAAGATTGTAGAGCTTTGGCAGCGCTACACGGTGCTGGGCCTCGCTTATGACCGTTGGCGCATCGCTGATTTGCTGCGTGAGTTCGACCGCCTCGGGTTCGAGGCGTGGGAAGACAAGGGCGGCGAGAGTAAGCGCGGCTCGGGCCTTCGGCTCATTCCGTGGGGCCAGGGCTTTCGGGACATGGCGCCCGCGATCGACACTCTCGAAATCGAAGTGATCGAGCGGCACCTAGAGCACGCAAGCAACCCGGTTCTGAACTGGAACATGGCGAACGCTGTGGCATCGATGGACCCGTCCGGCAATCGGAAGCTGGACAAAGACAAAGCCAGATTTCGCATCGACGGTGCGGTGGCGCTGACGATGGTGTGCGGGCTCAAGTCCCGTGACCGTAACAACAACATTCCGACGATCTCCCCTTGGGATGACCCTGGATACAGTCTGGTGGGCGCTTCGTGAATTTCAACCTATTCGGCCGAAAGGAAAAGCGGGCTTCTCCGGAAGACCCGCGCGTCCCGGTAAGCGCCGAGAATTTCCTGTCCTACTTCGGCATATCGAGCGGCACCCTGCCGGCTGTTACGATCGATAGCGCGTTACAGGTGCCCGCTGTCGCCGCGGCGTCCTCATTCCTGCCGGCGAGCCTCGCAAGCCTGCCGCTTCATGCTTATCGCGCCAAGGATGGCGGCGCCGAGCGTATCAAGGGCGGCATCCAGCGGATCTTGAACGAGGCGCCTAACGACGAGTGGACCTCGTTCGGCTGGCGCAAATATTTCTGGCAGCAGGTGTTTACGGGTGGGCGCGGGCTGTCTTGGATTGAGCGCGTTGCCGGCAATGTCGTCGGTATTTGGCCGATGGACCCATTTTATACGATGGTCAAGCGGGTCAACGGCAAAAAGGTCTATGAATTCGAGGGGAAGGTATACCCTGCGATAGACGTGATAGACGTTCCGTTCATGCTTCGCCGCGATCAGCTAGGGGTCTATGGGCCGATCGTGCTGGGTTCAAAGGCCATTCAACTAGCCTTGGCAATGAATGATTACGCCTCTGGCTTCTTCGCTGGGGGTGGGGTGCCGCCTCTTGCGCTCGTGGGTCCGATGCCGGCGGGGCCGGAAGCGGTTAAGCGTGCTCAGGGCGACATCAAGCGGGCGATTGACGCCGCGAAATCTAACAGCGAACCCGTTTTCCCAATCCCTGCCGGCTACGAGCTAAAGCCCGTTGGCTTCGACCCGGCAAAGGGACAGATGACGGAAGCGCGTCAGTTTCAGGTTGTCGAGATCGCCCGCGTCTACAATCTGCCGCCGGTGTTCCTGCAAGACCTCACACACGGCACGTTTTCGAATACCGAGCAGCAGGACTTGCATCTCGTCAAGCATCTGATCGCCCAATGGGCGAAGGCGTTTGAGGAGGAGATCAATCTAAAAATCTTTGGCCGTACTGGCAATCGCTACGCAGAGCACAGCCTTGATGCGCTGATGCGCGGCGACTTCAAATCGCGGATGGAATCGCTGGCGAGCGGCGTACAAAACGCCTTGCTAACGCCGAATGAGGGCCGCGCACTCGACAACCGCCCGCCGATGAAGAATGGCGACGTACTCTACATTCAAGGTGCAACTATTGAACTCGGAAGCTCTCCCGCGCCCGCCGTCACAGACAATGGAGTGGTCAAATGACCCTGGAACGACGGGCGCTAACTAGTCCGCCTGAAGTCCGCGCCAGTGATGCGGGCAAGACTGCCAAAGGCTATGCTGCGCTGTTCAATACGCGGGCTGACATTGGCGGTTATTTCACTGAGTCGATTGCGCCTGGCGCCTTTGCCGAGACCATCAAGAATTCTGATATTCGCGCGCTGATCGACCACGACAGCGGGCGCGTCATCGGCCGTTCCACCGCAGGAACCTTGCGTCTGAAGGAAGACGGCACGGGTCTCGCGGTTGAGGTTGATCTGCCGGACACCACGGACGGCCGAGACCTCGCAGTGCAACTAGAGCGCGGCGACATCTCCGGCATGTCATTCGGCTTCCGCGTCACGCATGACGAGTGGGACGAGTCCGGCGACGTGCCGGCGCGGACCATCCACAAAGTCGAGTTGTTCGAAGTGTCGGCCGTGGCGTTCCCGGCCTATGACGACACCTCGATTGCGCTGCGCTCGCTGGACGAGGCGCGCAAGGAGACCAAACGCAAGAATTTCAACGCGGCGGCGCATCGCCTCCGTATGAAAGCCAACCTGGAGCTAAAACTCCGGAGTAAAGCCTAAGCGATCCCGCTGAAGCCCAACGAAACGGCCGCCCAGAGCGGCTATTTTTTTGGAGAACTATCACTATGACCATCAAAGAAATGCGGGAGAAGCAGGCGAAAATCATCGCCGAAGCCCGCGAACGTCTCGACCAGATCGGCACCGCTGACGAAGCCCGCGCCAAGGAACTGGAAACCGCCCACGACGCCGCCATGGCCGAGCATGATCGGCTTGAAAAGCAGATCGAGCGCGAGGAGAAGATTGCTGCGCTGGAGAAGCGTGCCGTTGAGATCAGCCGTGCACAGCGCCCGACCAGCCCGGATGGCGAGGCCCGCGGCGTTGCCGATGCCGAGAAGCCCGAATATCGCGAAGTGTTCTACAAGATGCTTCGTGCCGGCGGCGACGTGGCCGAACTTTCCGCCGAGGAACGTTCCGTTCTGCGCGCGGGCGTTGTGAAGAAGGGCGACGCGGAATTCCGCATCCAGTCCGCCGGCACCACCACGGCTGGCGGCTACACCGTCCCGGTTGATCTCGCCAACGAGATCGTCCGCTCGATGCTGGCCTATGGCCCGATGTACGATCCCGGTGTTTCCCAGGAAATGCTGACCTCCTCGGGTAACCAGATCAACATTCCGACCATTAACGACACGTCCAAGTCGGCCGGTGCCCACACGGAAGGCACCGCGCTCACCGACGACGGTTCGGAAGACGCTGTGTTCGGTCAGAAGCGCCTCGACGCTTACGTGTTCGACACCGAGTTCGTCAAGTGGAGCACGGAACTCAATCAGGATTCGATTTTCAACATCGAATCTCTGCTTGGTTCGCTGCTCGGCGAGCGTCTCGGCCGCACCGCGAACACCCAGCTTACCACGGGATCGGGCTCCTCGGCGCCGATGGGCGTTGTGACTGCCTCGACTCTCGGTAAGACTGCCGCCGCGGTTGCTGCGGTCACGGTGGACGAAATCCTTGATCTCGTCCACTCGGTTGACCCGGCCTACCGCACTGGTCCCAAGGTTCGGTTCATGTTCAATGACTCGACCCTGAAGGCCATCCGCAAGCTGAAGGACGGCAACGGTCAGTACATCTGGCAGATGGGCAATATACAGCAGGGCGCCCCCGGCTCGCTGCTTGGCTATAACTACTCCATCAACCAGGCGATGGCTTCGCTTGCCACCGGCAACAAGACCATGATCTTCGGCGACTTCGGAAAGTATTGGGTTCGCAAGGTTGGCAGCCCGGTCATCGGCGTCATGCGTGAGCGTTTCTGGCCCGATCTCGGTATTGCTGGCCTGATCCGTTTCGACGGTGAGCTGGTGGATACCGCGGCCGTCAAGCATCTCATCCAGGCTTAAAGCAAACAACGAGGGGGCGGGTTATCCCGCCTCCTCTATTTCCTCATACGGAGCCTGAACAATGGTTGATGCCACTTACCAATCCAAAGTTTACAAAAAGGTCGGCGGCGACGAATTGGTCGTTGCTTCTGGCGGTCAGATTACCGTCGAGTCCGGCGGTATACTTGTCGCAACGCTGCCCACCGCAGACCCCCACGTTGTGGGTCAGTTGTGGAGCAATGCGGGTGTCGTGACCGTCTCGGCCGGCTAATGCTAATTGAAATGACTGTCGGCCTTTCGGGGCCGGCATTTTCCTTAGAACCGGGCGACAAGCGCGATTTCCCGCAGGATGAGGCTTTGCGCCTGATCGGCGCGGGGTTCGCGTTGCCGGTGGCTGAACGTCAGATCGAGCGGGCGGTTGCCTTTCCGGCGATCGAGACGCGCAAGCAGAAAAGCCGCCGCTAATGTGGTATCCCGCGACTGTTACGGTAGCGCCCGCGTCTGAGCCGGTGACTGCGGCGCAGGTCAAGCAGCAGTGCGGGATTGCGACGGCTGACACCAGCTATGACGACATGATTACACGCATGATCCTGGCAGAGCGCGGCTTTGTCGAGCGCTATTGCGACATCAAGATCGTCACGCAAACCGTGTCTATGAAGTGCGATAGCTTTTCCGAATTCAAGCGACTTCCGGTTTCTCCGATCCAGTCCGTCACATCGATTTCATACGTTGACGTTGACGGTGTTACGCAGGCGCTTGATGCGGCGGTGTATGAAGCCCGCTTAGAGGGCCTCGCCCCGTCAATCGTCCTCAAATACAACCAAGTTTGGCCCACGACGCAGGTCGGTTCGCGCATTACGATTATTGCCGTGGCCGGGTATGCGACCGTCCCGTCCGAACTTGTGTCCGCCATGCTTCTGCGCATCGGCCGCTTGTTTGTGTTCGGCGGGCCGAGCCAGATGGTAAGGAAGAGGGTTGTCGAAGGTGTCGGCTCTGTTGAGATAGAGGCCACCGGGGCGCTGGATAAATCATTGAACGATACCGTCGCTAGCCTGCTGGAAAACTTCCGCAGTTGGGCGTTGGCATGACTACGCTGATCGATCTGCACGCCAGCCATCGCGCAATGATTGATGAAGTGGGCGAGGATGTTGTTTTCCGCCGCTTCACCGGATCTGGCACGCCGCGGCCAAAGACTGACGTGACTGCAAAAGCCCGCGTCATGGGCTACAAGCCGAGCGAGCTCGTTGGCTCAATTGTGCAGGGTGATCGCAGGGTAATTGCGATGGCGGAAGATGTTTCCTCGCTATTGCCGATCACGACCAACGACAAACTTGTCGTTCGCGGCCGGGAACTGGCGATAAAGTCGGTTGACGACAACACGCGCCGAATCGGCGGGACGCTGATCGCTCTAGATATTCAGGTTAGCGGATGACAAATCAAACCACAATTTACATGAGCGACGGCGACGTGCTGGTTATCGCCTCGGGCGGTCAGATCGTCGTTGAAAGCGGGGCAAAAATAATTGCTGCGCTTCCGACCGCTGATCCAGGTTTGGGGGGGCAGCTTTGGAATAATTCAGGAGTGGTCAACGTTTCGTCGGGTGGCGGCGGCGGTGGTGGGGGGGACTATGTAGGTCCGCTGGATTTAACAACGGTAACGGCCGCCGCCGCGTTTGGTGGGCGGGCTCTCTCGTCTGCTATGGCTGGCTCCCCTGTGCTTACAATCAGGCGAGATAGCGATGATGCCGAGCAGAGTTTTTCGAGTGACACGTTAACAGGCGATCTCGACATTAGCGGCATAAATACATTCCTTGGCGGTGCCAATCCTTTTGTTGCTATCTGGAACGATCAAAGCGGAAATGGGCTTGATGCATCCCAATCAACCGCACTGTCCCAGCCAGCTTGGGTGGCTTCGACATCCAACGGGAAGCCGGGGCTTTCATTTGATGGTTCGTTGTTTTTGGTGACTAATAATATATCGCTACCCAATAGCGCATTCACGATTTTTGCTCTTGCGAAAGTGGAAACGGTAGCAAGCGGCGGCGGCCGCATAGCAGGCATAAATGGGCAGGATATCGGATTCCCAGATGGCCCCGATCTCTGGCTGGAATTTCTTGGGAGTGGCATCGGTTTGGAGGCTGGCGCTGACGGCGAGTCGTTTAACTCAGGCAATGGGGGGCGATACACACTAAGCCCGGACGCTGGGACTTATTACCTGTTCGACACGGCTTGGAACGACTCCTCGGCTGACCTCAAAGCTAACGGCGCGGTCCTAACAAAAAATTCCGACTACATCTACGGCGATGGCAATGTGGGCGCTATAAATCTTCCCTTGGTTCTGGGATGTGACGATCCATCATCTGGCGGGTTTGGGTTGCAGGGGCAAATTCTTGAATTTTATATATTCCCTGCGGTGCTGTCCTCATCTGACAGGACTGCGATTAGACAAAACATCGCGACCTATTACGGGATCACGCTCGCATGATTTCCGCCACCACAAGCCCGAGCGACTGAGCAATGACGACCGCAGCCGACGCGCTGGACGCCATCCGTTCACGGATCGAGGCGGCGGGCCTTTCTGTGCCTTTGTATTGGCACGGGGATGACCCGCCCATTCTGCCGGATACGCCGACGACCTTTGTCTATTTCGTATTCAATAATAGCGGCTCGGGCGGTTCACCTGTCGCCTATGGCGGCGGGCGCGGGGCGAACATCTATCGCAACCGTGCAACGCTTGAAGCCTATGTGTTCTCGCCGCCAACCGGCGCGGTTGGCATGGGGCCGGTGATGGACACGGCGGAAACCGTTGCCGCCGCTCTTAGAAGTTTTCGAGATGCCGACATCTCGGTTTTTTCCGCCGATGTCGTCCCGGTTGGCCCAGGTTCGAACCTGTCGCCGCCCGGCCTCTCGTCAGAGGTGAATAATTATCTCTGCGCCATTGCAGAGATTGAACTGACATTCGACCAGATCGGCTGACGAGGCCGTGAACCAAGCAGCGCCGTGACGGCGCCGCATCCCAATAGATGGAGAACTAAACCATGAGCCTCGAACAAGGCACGTCGGTACGCATTGCATACAAGGCTTATGCCTCTGGGGCCATGACCTCGAACGCGGAAGCCGTTTCTTCCAGCGACCTTGGTGTGGGCAGCGCGCAAATCCTGCGCCGCGTGTCTTCCACGCTGAAACTTGCCAAGCAAACCTATCAGTCGAATGAAATTCGCGCGGATCACCAGATTGCCGACTTCCGGCATGGTGGCCGCAGCGTAACAGGCGGCATCAATGGCGAATACTCGCCGGGTACTTACTTCGATTTCATCGAAGCGGCGATGTTGGGCACGAAGGCCAGCACGGTTTCGCTGACCGAAAGCGACCTGACCAGCGCTGCGCTCGATGCGTCTGGAACCATCACCTTTGGCGGCGGTGACCCGGTTGCACTCGGCTTGCGGGTCGGTGACATCATCCGATTTTCGAGTCTTGCGACCAGCGCGAACAACGCAACAAATTTCGTTATCACTGGTTTTTCAGGTTCAAACCGCATTCTAGCGGTGTTCCCGAACCCGACCACGGAAGCGGCTGACACGGCGTTCACGGTCGCCACCGTCGGCAAAAACGTGATGGTGCCGTCAACGGGTCACGTTTACCGCAAGTTCGGCTTCGAACACTACTATACGACGCTTGATTACCACAATCTGTTCACGGAATGCCGCATCGGTGGCGTGAAATGGTCTCTTCCCGCCACGGGCATGGCGACCTTTGATGTCAACGTCATGGGCCGCGACATGGAAACGGGCTCGGGCGCGTCTTCGCCGTTCTTCACAAGCCCGACTTCCGCAAATACAAACGGGCTGTTCACGGCGGTGAACGGATTGCTCCGCGTCGGCGGTTCGACGGTCGGCGTTGTGACGAGTCTAAGTATCGACCTGAACAACAACCCATCAACGAACGCTGTTGTGGGCCAGAACTTCACACCGGAAGTCTTCATCGGCCGCGCCAACGTAACGGGCCAGATGACGGCTCTGCTCGACGGCGGCACGCTGATTGACGACTTCCTGAACGAAACTGAAATCGACTTGCTCTGCTACATGACCACGACATCAGCCGTGAACTCGCCTGCCAACACCATCTATCTGCCGCGCATTAAACTTGGTGACGCGGCGGTGGGTGTGACCGGCGAACAGGGCCAGATAATCACCCTCCCGTTCCAAGCGCTGGCCTATGGCGGGACGACCCCCGGTGTTGAAGCAACGACCATTCGTGTCTGCGATACCGAAGCCACCTAACCCTAATCCCTGCCGCTACAGGGAACCAAGCACGGCTTGGCCGCAGTGATGCGCCCTTGACCGAGCAACGATCGGAGAAGCTGGCGGGCTTCTCCGATCACCTACCGCCAAAGGTGAAATATGGGAAAGTTTGGTTCGCTCGCTGCGAACGATACGCCGTTCCGGGTTGTTCTGATCGACCCGGTTTCAGGTTCGGCCATCCAAGATAATGACGGCAAAGAGGCTTATGTCGAGGTCCGCGCCGCCGATGGCGCTGCCGGACGCAAGTTCGACAAGGAAGAACGCGCCGCCGCGATCGAGAGAGCGCGCAAAGGCGTAACAGATGCCCCTGCTGATCCGTTAGAGCGCAACATAGCCAAATGTGCGGCGTTAACTGTCGGCTGGTATCTTGTCGATCCTGATACTTCAGAAGAGATCGCCGTCCCTTGCACGGTAGATAACGCCAAAGAGTTCTATTCGTTGCCTGCCACCAACTGGTTTTTGCAAGTCTGGATCAGGGCGACCGATAACGGAAATTTTTCGCAACGCTCTGCGAAAAGCTCTACGCCTTCGCAGAGTGGAGCACCAAGCGAAGCCGCCGCCTAAGCGACGGCGCTACCGAGGGCGAACATAAGCAATCTGCCGCCCGGCAGTTTGCCGTGCTCGGCATCAAGCTGCAAATTGACCCTGATGAGGACATTCCGCCAGAATTTCCCGAACCTCTAGCCTATATCTGGGCTTCATTTTGCGAGATCATCCAAGGCATTCAGGGCAACGGCTGGTCGCATCCGGTCATAACCTGGGAGTGCTTGGCGGCGTGGTCCCGGTTGACTGAAAACGTGCTCGAGCCACGCGAAGCGATAGCCATCATCAAACTAGGGTCGCTCCGCGCGGGCATTTTGAATGAGGCATTAAACAAAAAAAATGGCGGTAAAGGTTAAAATCACGCCATTTGAACGGACCATCAAGCTGGTTGTTGATGGTCGATTATCACCGCAAGCGCGAAGCGAACGGGTCGCCGCTTTTGCGCGGCAAGAGATCGCCGCAGCGGATGCCCAGAACGCAAGGGTCATAGGCACAGTACCGCCAAAGACCGTTACCGTAGATGGGCGCGAAGGCGCACCGCTGGAAAGCGTCAATCCTGATCGCGGTACCATCATTGCCGAATGGTCGCTCGTTGGCGATGCGCTGCTATGGATCTATTCAACGCTTGTGGCGCGTTCGCCTATATTGAGCGGGGCCTACCAACGAAGCCATACGCTCTATGCCGATGGCGCCGAGTGCGACGACCCGGCAAAGCCGCCGCCTGCAAGTGAATACACGTTCCTGAACGTCCAGCCCTATAGCCGCAAGATCGAAATCGGCAAGACCAAATCAGGGCGGGATTTCGTCATTCAAGTTCCAAACCGGATTTATGAGCGGACGGCCGAAGATGCTAACCGGCGCTTTAGCAACGTCGCGAAAATACGCTTTTCCTATCAAGCCGCTGTCGGCGGGCGCATTGCTCGCAAGAACAGAGACAGCCGCGTTCCGGCAATCGTGGTGACGCTTAGATGACCGACACGACCGACAAACTAATTATCCAAGCCGAGACGCAAGGCGTCCAACAATCGACGGACCAGCTTAACCAGCTCGGCAAGTCGATGGATGGCGTTTCGGTCGCGTCTGACAGTATCGAAAAATCGACTACCTCGCTGGATAGCAAGTTTCAGGGTCTGGAACGGCGTTTTAACACATCAGCGGGGCAGGCTTCGCAGTTCGCGAAGGTTCAAGACGCTGTCAACAAGGCGGTTGCACAAAACCCTGATTTGCAGCAGCGCGCCAACGACGTGTTAGCGGCGGCGGCGGTTCGCTATGGCGCGGCTGTAAGTGCTGAAAAGGAACTCGGCGACGAACACGACCGCTTGAGCACCCAAGGCCAGGCGTTGCTGCATTCCTTCCGTTCGGTTGGCGAACAACTGGCGATGGGCATCCCACCAACCCAGGCGCTAACGGGTCAAATCAACCACCTAACCTATGCGGCGAGCGGGCAGGGCGGGCTTTCAGGCGCGTTCAGCGAAGTCACGGGTATGCTGGGGCGTTTCATCACGCCTATGACAGCCATCATCGGCGTGACCGGCGGTGCGGCCGCGGCGGCGCTATATTTAGCAAATAGCTGGAGCGAGGCGCGTTCGCAGGTTGACCAGGCGCTAACCGGCATTGGGGCGCGCACCGGGGCGACCGCAACCGATATCGCCAATTTCACCAAGGCCAACGCCACCGCGACCGGCTTGTCGGTCTCTCAGGCGCGCGACGTGGCACTAGAGTTCACCAAGACCGGCGAAGTTGCGGTTTCCGGCCTGAAAGGCGTTGGCGACGCCATCCAGGGCTACGCGGTCTTGACTGGCAAGGATGCGACCGAGGCCACAAAAGATTTCGTTGGCGCGATTCAGGATGGTTTGCCCGGCATTGAGAAGCTGGATGCGCGTTATGGGGCGCTAGATGCCTCAACGCTAGAATATATCCGAACGCTAATCGATGCCGGCGACAAAACCACGGCGTTGCAGGTCTTTATTGATAAGACGACCGCAGCTAATAAAACGGCCGAAAACAGCGTTAGCGGCCTGACTGCGGCGTGGCAAAAATTCAAAAACACCGTTTCTAACATTGCCAGCGGCCCAGCGCCGCAAGCGCCACAAGATCAACTGACGCAGCTTCAAGGGCAGCGCAACCAGCTCGCCACGACCGGGCAGAACGCGCGTGGCGAGTTCTTGGATACCAGCCAGATCAATGGGGCACTTGATGCGCTCGACAAGCAGATTGCAGCCGTTCAGGAAAAAGTAAACGCATTCGATACGACGCATGCGATGGCGCAGCTTAATGCGATGTCCAAAGCCGCGTTTGATAACGTCAATGCGACGTTGCCCCAGATCGATGCCATTGGCAAGCTGCAAGAGGCGCTAGATAATCTCAACGCCGTTCAAAATACGCCGGGCGCGAAAGCTCCTGCCTATGATGACGGGGCGATTGCCGTTCTGGAGCATCAAAAGTCACTACAGCAGGAATCGCTAGACACCACTATTCGTCAGGCGCAAGCGGTCGAACAATTAAAAGAAGTCTATGGCGGCGTTACCACCCAAACCGCCATGACGCTGCTTAATCTGCAAAACCAGCTAAACGTTGCGACGCAAGTGACCGCAGCCGGTCAGATGGATGCGCAGGCGCTGGCGACCCAGAACAACCTTTTGGCGCAAGGCGTATCATTGGACGAGGCTTCGCTAGTTGCCGCCGCGCAATTGGCAACCGCGCACGCGCAAGCGACGACTCAAATCGAAAAACAAATTGAGTCGATGAAAGACCAGGACGCCATGACTAAGGCGATCCAAAATGGCACCGAGGCATCCACGGCTTCGGCTATCGCCTATAAGAACGCGATCAACGCGGGGGCAGATGCGACCACCGCCGCATCTTTGGCGACAGAAACCGCGCATCAATATACCGTCAAGGCCGCCGATGCCGCACTGCAATGGCAACAAAACTTGCTCGGTGTGGGTGCTGCCGCCCAGCAGACGGCCGCGGCTTTAGATGCTGCCGCTCAACAAGAGTATAACGCACTCACGGCGGCGCACGATGCGCAGTTCGAGGATTTTACGTCCGGTGGCGATAACGCTTTCGGCGAGTTTCAATACAAGTCAGGGATTGAGGGCAACACGGTCAGCACCCTACCGATAAATGTTCAATTGGACAATATGAGTCCAGCGGATCGTGACAATTATTACTGGATGGCGACCTATGGCATACCTGACCCTTTCAAGAACACCAAGACCACAACATCAACCGATAAACTCACAAGCTCGCTCGACAAGTTATCCACCTCGACCGATAGCCTGAACAAAACCATGGGAGAGGCACTATCCCCTTATTACACACAAGATCCGCGCACCTCGCATATCGGCTTCCGCTCGCAGGGCATGGCGGACGGCGGCTATGTCGATGTGCCTGGATCCCCGAGCGCAAACGACAACATGATTGCGACCATTCCGGTAGCGAGCGGCGAGCGGATCTATGTCGACCCGATGCCGTCCAAACGTGGCGGCGGTGGCGGCGGGTCGCAGAATATCGTTATCAATCTCGGCGGCATCACGGTAAACGGCGGCGCGGCCAAGGATGCCAACGCAATAGGCCGGACTGTCTATCAGGCGTTGCAGTCCAGTTCTAAACAAATTTCAGCAGTGAGCCGTGGATGAGCATTCCCGATTATCGATTGCCGGAACGGATCGAGCGTTCCTCAAAATTCGGGCCGAGCTTTAGGAATGTTATTCAGGAGGCGATCGCGGGTAATGAGCAGCGGTTTGCCCAATGGACAAAGTGCCGCGCGGTCGGCGACCTCTCCTATGGGCTGATGTCCTCGGATGATCCGGTCGGCGATTTCATGGCGATCCTGGCGCTATGGCGGGCGCATTTTGGCAGTCTCTATCCGTTTCGCTTCCGCGATTGGAGCGACTACACCACCACCGATGAACTGTTCGGCAACGGCGATGGATCAACCACGTCCTTTCAATTAGTCAAGACCTATGACCCGAGTCAAATTCTGCTCAGTACGCCGGGATCATTGTTCTATGTGCGGTCAATTACGCTGGTATGTTCAACCCCGGCCCCGGTCATCAAGGTCGATGGCGTCACCAAGACTGTGGCGACGGATTACACAATCAGCAGCAGCGGCGTCGTTACGTTCGCGCCGGCACCGCCCGCAGCCGCGGTCCTGACATGGACCGGGCAGTTTGACGTTCCGGTTAGGTTTGACACCGATCAGTTGCCGGTTGTCATGAACGAGGCTGATCTGACTTCCATCCAATCCATTCCGGTCAAGGAAGTGATCGGCGAGTCATGAAGGATTTTTCGCCGCTCGCCATCTCAAACCCGACGTTTGGGTTTCCCGCGAGGATTGGCGTCATTACGCGAACCGACGGCACGATTATTCGCTTTGCGGAATCTGATACCGCGCTCGTGGTCGACGGCGATACCTTCGCCGTGGTGCCGGGGCTCCAGGTCAGCGCGGTAAAGCACACCGACAACGGCGAGATGCCGAGTTGCCAGATTGTTGCGGTGCATGGGTTCGGATTCGCGACCACGTTTAACAGCGCCGACATCGATCTCGGGCTGTTCGATGGCGCTACAGTGCAACTCTATATTGTCGACCGGCTCAATCTGACACGAAAAGGGCTGCTATTTACGGGAGAGGTGTCAAACATTTCGTCCGACATTATCCAGCATCAAGTTGCGTTTGATGTGAAGGGCGCGGCGTCATTCTCGCGGGTGGTGATGACACAGAAGCGGGCGCCGATGTGCCGAACCGATTTGTTTTCGGTCCTGTGTCAGTTGAATAAGGCGGTCTATGCGGTGTCCGCGACGGTCGCATCGATCACTGATAATTTTACATTTACGGTGTCGGGGCTGGTGCAGGCCGATGGTTATTTTAACCAAGGCGTGGTCGTGACATCAAGCGGCAAAGCCTTGCAAATGGCCAAATGGGTGCAGTCGACGCAGACGGTCAGTTCCTATCTGCCTTGCCGATTGTTTCTTGCGGTTGGGATGTCGCTGACGCTGTATCCTGGCTGCGACAAGACGCTAGGCGCCGCCGGCTGCGCCAAGTTCAGCAATCAACTAAATTTCCAGGGCGAGCCGCATTTCCTCGGCACTGCCGCAGCGGCGCAACAGGTTTAAGCCATGGGAACGACAACATTCCAAACCCTTAACAACGGAGAAATATGGGCGACTAACACAAGTCCAATTTGGATTAATGGTTATGGATATATCGGAAATACTTCGAATACTTATCTTTATAGCGCTGCGTCTACCGCTGCACCCGCGAGCGTGTCTACCGTCACTGGCGTCAACCCGACCGAAACGTCTTATGCGTTATATGGGCACATAATCCCGCTTTCGGTGTTTGGCGTTGGCCGCATCGGTGGCGACATCATTTCGGGGCCGTGGTTTGCGAGCGGGGCCGCATCGTTCATCATCTCATTCGGCGTTCCTGCCGATCCGAGCGGCACCAGGACGTTGCGCGAAATTGCTTTTGACTCGGAAGTGGTGTGGACCTCATCGGGCGGGTTTGCCAGCGAGGCGTTTACTTTTCGCTTCTATGGCGGCACGTTGTCGCAGTCGGCGGATGCGCTGGAAACCGCCCATTTCGGCGGCGATGCCGTCGCCTACCGACCGCAAATGCTGATCGCGTTTGAAAATCTGCCGCTCGCTAATACCAAGTTTGGCAAGATCCCCTATGTCGCGGCCGTCATCGCCGATGCCAGTGGCGATGATGTCAACTTCGGCGAAGCCTTCGAGCGTTTGGCATATTCGCCCTGGGTGGGGCTTACATCAAGCAAGTTCGCGACCAGCGGCGTAACCGATGGCGTGGCAAGCGGTGGCCTGATCATCTCCGATCAAACCAACTTTTTGCAGCTAATCCAGTACTTCGCGCGGTTTTATCCGAACTGGGATATTCTGCAAACCGACAAACTGCGGATCGTTGATCGCGGCTCGACCGTTTCCCCGGATATCGTGCTGAATACTACAACCCTTTGCGGCAATGTGACTGTCAATCGCCAGGGCGCCGACACGGTCACCAACACGCTAGAGCTATCGACCATTGACCCGGACGCGGACTATACAATCGTCCCGTTTCGGGCGACGTTGCCGCATGACCCGGTGGCGGTGACAACGTCGATCGGCACCGATTCGGCCTATTTGCCCGTGATCATGGACGCCTCTACTCGGGCCGCGATCACGACCTTTACAAAATATCATGAGGAACTGACCCGCAAGACGGTCAGCGCCACGGCGATGGGCTATGGCTTGCAGATCGAGCCGGGCGACCTGGTGCAGATCAGCGATCTCGGCGATGATTTCAGCGACGATATTTTCCGCGTGAAAGAGACCACCCATGGCGTTAACTATATGGTGGAGTTCACGGCAGAACCGATCCTGAAATGCACGTTCGTCGCGCCGTCCGGCACGGCCTCGTGGAATCCGAGCGATAAGACCGCGCACATCTCGTTATCCGGGGGCGATCTGATCGCGGAAGCGACGGACAACAACCTCAACGGCGTTCGTGGCATCACCAGCCACACCAGCGGGAAATGGTATTTCGAGATCAAAACAGGCGCGACGTATTACACCAGCGGCGGGATGCCGACCGGGATCTGCACCGGAAGCGCCGATCTCACCACGATTGGATCGACTAGCGCGCACGCTTTCACGGTAAATCCAGGTGGAAATATTCTGCTTGATGGTTCAAACCCTATAGGATCTCCCAGCATCGGCAGTTATTACACCAATGCCGTGATTAGCGTCGCGATTGATTTGACTAATATGCGCGGCTGGTTCCGGCTAAACGGCGGCAACTGGAACGGCAACGCGACCTATGATCCGGCAACCAATGTCGGCGGCGTAGACATCTCCTCGGTGTTTGGCGTTCATGCCGCTTATCCGTACCAGTCGCTAAACGCGAACGGCGTATATGTCACCGCCAACTTCGGCGGCACGTCATTCCTTTACACAATGCCGACGGGCTTTTCGGCGTGGAGCTAACAAATGCCGTCACTTGACCTTTGCATTAATGCGATCTTCGAGCCGGGCAACATCGGATCGAGCATCGGCACCACGCCGACCACGGTCCGCGTGGGCACGCTCTATCCAGTCGACGATTATCCGGTTGACGGCGTCGATTATCTTCTCGACTTCTCAAAATTCTATGACAGCGCTTATATGGGAGCAGTTTAAATGGCCGGGTCTTGGTCGACGTTATCCATCAAGGACGGGGGCGGCACCACCCGCACGATGCGCGCATGGGACGAGAGCGGCGCCGGCAGCGGGCCTTTTTCGTTCGGGCAGGTGGTGGCCGATGGATCGGGCGGCGGCTCGATCTTTACCAAGGGGCTTTCCAACCTCGCATTTGTGGCGACGTTCTCGACCTTGACGCGACCGGCTAACATAACGGCTTATGCCGCTGGCGATTCGATTTCCGATAATGCGACGGCGGGATCAGTGACAGCGCTATCGGCCACGGTGTCAGATACCAACGACGACCCGATTTTTATCAGCGAAATTCTGATCAGCTCCACGGACACCGGGCTCGGCGGCAAGAAGCTTCGGGCCTATCTGTTCAACAGCGATCCGACCACTTCGTCCGGCGTCGGGGCCGGCGATAACGCCGCTTATAGCCAGAAGAAGGCGGGCTATATCGGTTCGTTTATGGGCTGGATGGAATCTGGCTTTTCCGATGGTGCGGTCGGACGGCTGGTGCCAACCTTTAACGAAACCAACAACTCGGCGGCCGGCGCGTTTGTGGTGACGAAACCAACATCGGGCGCAAAAACGCTCTACATTCAGTTTCAGGCGGTCGAAGCATTCACGCCTAGCGCGAACTCGACCACCATCATTGCCAAGGCGCGGGGCTGGCAAGCTCGTGCTGTTTAGTCCTCAATTGATGTCACGGCGCAGCGCCGCGGCGACCGGTGGCGGCGGAGGTGGCGGTGGCGGCGGTGGCGGTACGATCTTTCTAACCAGCGGCACCACATGGACGGTGCCGATGGATTGGAACAACGCCAACAACAAGATCGAGTGCATCGGCGGCGGCGGTGGTGGCGGATCTGGCGGGACGGGCTTGTGGTCCTCCGGTGGTGGTGGCGGCGGCGCTTACGCGACAATCAGCAATATAACGCTCACGCCAGGGGCGAGCATTACAATCAGCATCGGCCAAGGCGGCACCGGTGCCACATCCCTTAACTCGTCCGGCACGGCTGGCACCGATACGAATTTCAACAGCGGCGTTTGCATCGCGAAAGGCGGCGGCGCGGGTGCCGGCGGCTCAAGCGGCGTCAACGGCGTCGGCGGTGCGTCGGCGTCTTGTACACCGACCACGGGAGCGGCGAGCGGCGGTAATGGCGGTGACGGCGCGGGATCCGGTTCGGCCGGCGGTGGCGGCGGCGCGGGCGGTCCGCATGGAGCGGGCAAAGTCGGGGCGAGTGGCACGGGCGGCAATTTCTGGTCCGGCGCGGGCGGCGGCGCGTCGGATGGTTCGGCTGGGACGGCGGCAGCAGCGCAGGATGCATCAGGCGGCGGCGCGGGCGGTGTGGCGCAGGACGGCACGGCCGGCGGCACGGGCGGCACTGGCAGCACCACGTCGCCGACCGCTGGCGGCAATGGAAGTCATGGCTCGGGTGGCGGCGGTGGCGGCGGCAGCTTTGCCGGCTCGGGGACGCCGCAGCCGGGCGGCACGGGCGGTGCCGGCGTGATCTGGACGCAGACCTCCGACAGCGCGCCGGCAGGCCCTGGAGGCGGTGGCGGTGGCGGCAGTGGCGCCGGAAGCGGCTCGGCGGCTGGTAATGGCGGCAACGGCGGCAACTACGGCGGCGGCGGCGGCGGTGGCGGCGCGAACGGGGGCGGCTCGCCCGGATTTGGCAACGGCGGTGCCGGCGGTAACGGCGTGATTATCGTCACTTATACGCCATAGCGGCCTATTCAAGTCGCTTCTAAGCGGCTTTTTCTTTGAGAAAAAACAAACATGAAACCTGATAACGCAGCCCTGAAGGCAGCGAACGCAAAACGCTGGACTGGTGCCAAGGCAACGCGAAACTTCACGTCCGTTGCCCGCGCGTTGGTCGAACCCCAAGCCAAAGCCCGATATCAAAACGTGGAACAACGCACGGGCGTCCCCTGGTTTGTCGTCGCGGTTATCCACGAGCGGGAAGCCTCGCAAAACTGGAATTGCCAGCTCGGGCAGGGCGATCCGCTGGATAGGGTATCAGTCCACGTCCCGGCTGGGCGAGGGCCATTCAACTCGTGGGAAGACGGGGCCGTGGACGCTCTCGTTAACTGCGCCCCCTATGCGGCACGTAACAAGGATTGGTCTATCGGCGGCCTTCTGACGCTGCTGGAGCAATACAACGGGCTTGGTTATGCGAACCGTTGCCTGCCGTCGCCCTACATCTGGAGCGGAACGGATCAATACAAGTCCGGCAAGTACGTCCGCGACGGCGTGTTCAATCCCAATGTGATTGACGTTCAACCCGGTTGCGCGGGGCTGTTGCTGGCGATGGCCGCTCTGGACATCACCATTTGTTTCGACCCGAAAGTGCCACAACCGACCGCGGTCGACACCAAGCCACCGTCCGTATTCGCCTTTATCGTCTCTCTCTTTAGCAAAGGAAAATAATTAATGTTTATTTTGACCGGCTTGGGTGATGCCGTCGTTTTCGTCGCCGGCGGTGCGCTCGTTTGGTTTTACAAAGAGCGGATTCAGGGTCTTGTGATCGGCGCGAATGCCCTGTCTGCCAAGCTCCACGCCAAGGCTGATGCGATCGCCGCTGCCGTCAAGCCAAAGGCCTGATTATGGGCCTGTTTGATATCACCGGCTTAGGCGGAATTACCGACGTTCTGAAAGAGTTGATCCAGCTTTTCCCGAATGCCGAGCAGCGGGCCGCCGCGGCTAATAAAATCCAGGACGCGGAATCAGCAATTGCCGCAGCTCAGTCGGCAACCAACACGGCGGAAGCCTCCAACCCGTCAATCTTTGTCGCTGGTTGGCGTCCGGCCTGCGGCTGGATCTGTGTCGTTGGCCTCGGCTATTCGGCCGTTATCGCTCCCATCTTCACCCTTCCTGCGGCAGATGCCCAGACGTTGATGGGCATTTTAACCGGAATGCTCGGACTTGGCACGCTTCGAACCGCCGAGAAAATCAAGGGCGTTCCAGAATCCACCATAGGGAAGCTTTTACGACGATGAAACCAATGATGACTATTTTAGTTGCGGCCACATTGGTTGGTTGCGCTCATCAGCCGCCGCTAGCCGCCAGCCCCCCGGTCCCGCGCCATCATGTGAAAAAAGCTGTTCCTGTCGCTCGGCAGCCGGTCGCCGCCGCGCCTCCCGTTGTGGCTCCCGCTCCAAAAGTCGCCCCGCCAGAGACATTCAAGCACAAATGGCTGCGGCTGTTCTTCCGTGAGCGGGCGTTAGCGAAATTCCACTTGAGTAACTGACGCGCCAATGATCGCTCATCACAAGCTCCTTGCCTACCCGATATCGCTACTGGCGATCGTCACTCCATGGTGGTTGCCCGTGCTGGAACAAGCATCCCAATATGCAGCGCTGTTGATGCCAATTGCTGGCCTTTCCTATCTCAGCTTGCAGATATTTTTCGCCATCGCGCGTTACCGGCACGGGCGGCATTAAGCAGTCAACTCGATAGGTATGAAAACGCATGAACGAAGATGCATGGGCCACATTTTGGCTGGCCTTTACGGTTGTTTGCATGGTTGCGTTGGGAGTGCTCTTAGCTTCGATTAAGTTTGTGCCATCCTACAGCGGTGCCTGATGACAGCCGCCACAACGACGGACGAAGAATTTATCGCCGTTTTCGACTCTGTAGGCGGGAAAAGAACATCTGAAATCCTCGGCACGACGGAGCGGAACGTATATGCGCGACGGGCAAGGCTGGAGAAAATTCACGGCCGCATTGTTGCCCCTTCAAAGCAGGGTGCCACCAAAGAATATCCCCATCGGGCACTCATGGACCTCAAAAACGGTTCTGTTGTTGTTGCTAGTGATCTTCATATTTGGCCTGGCGCTGAGTCTACGGCACTTCGCGCGCTCAAGAAGATCTGCAAGGATCTGAAGCCATCGGCCGTCATCCTCAACGGTGACGTTCTCGACTTTCCGAAGATATCGAGACATCCGCCGATTGGCTGGGAAAGTGCGCCATCCCCCGTTGAGGAAATCGAGGCAGCGCAGGATCATCTTGCGGACATCGTTCAGGCCATTCCCCGCGGTTGCCGGAAAATCTGGACTTTGGGAAACCACGATGCCCGGTTTGAAACGCGCCTTGCGACCGTTGCCAGCGAATATCGCAACATAAAAGGCATTCACTTGGGAGACCATTTTCCGGCCTGGGAGAAGGGCTGGAGCATCTGGATCAACGACTCCGTAGTCTGCAAACATCGCTGGAAGGGCGGCGTCCACGCCACGCACAACAACACTGTGGGGGCCGGAAAGACGATGGTGACCGGGCACCTGCATTCCCAGAAAGTAACGCCTTACACTGACTACAACGGGACACGCTACGGCATTGACACCGGATGCGTTGCCGACCCCGATCATAAGGCGTTCACGGACTATACCGAGGACGGTCCGAAAAATTGGATCTCGGGCTTTGCCGTTCTGACCTTCAGAGACGGCCGGCTGATGTATCCCGAACTCTGTACGGTCTGGGATGCGAAGTCGGTTCAATTCCGCGGCGAGATCATCCGGGTATGATCCTTCCCATTACCAAGGAGCTGCTTGCGGCGGCCTATGACTATCTCTGTTGTGCGCCTCCATTTCGGAAATGGAGTCTGCCGCCTTCGGATGAAATCGCGTTTCGGGTCACGACCAAGCGTCTTTTTGCGGAATATCAAAGGATAGGGCGGCAGCACTACATCCGGGTTTCCCGTCGATTGGTTGGTAGCCACACCATCCTCTTATCAACGCTCGCCCATGAAATGATACATCTTCATCTTGAAGAGGTTGGTGCCTGCGACGATCACGGCCCGAACTTCCAACTGCTGGCGGATGAAGTCTGCAAGTGCAACGGCTTCGACAGGCTGACGTTCTGAAATGCTGCAAATCCTAATCACGGTTTGGGTGCATGGCCACCCGTTCGGCTGGACTTTGCCTGAAAGGTACTCGGCGGCAACCAAAGATTGCGAACATCGGGTCGAAGAACTTTTCGAGCGTCGCATAATGTCAAAAGACGTGACGAAAATCCGTCTTGAATGCGTGCGTTCAACGACGCGGGATGCGTAATCACTTCTCTCTAGGGGAAGTGCGGTTAAGTGTGCGAGGGTTTCCACCTCGCTGCGCCGGTAGTGGCTGCCCGGCTCTGGCTGAAGGTTCCACCCCGCAGCCCTGTTCGCTTATCACCGATGGCCCCACGTTCCGCCAGATTCTAGAATGAACGGAACGCACCTTGTTAATTCAAGCGCTGCTTCATATCCGGCGCTTAAAGCCGGTAGAGGATTGGCGGGGCCGACCTCGGTGTTCCTTTCTCTGTTTAAGATCACCAGACCTCGTAGTCGGTGATATCCTTCTCTTCCTTGCAATACGGGCATTTGACCTTGATCGCATAGCCGACTCCCGTTTGTTCGGCAGACAAGAGAAGCGATGCTGCGCGATTTTTGCTGCTGCAATGGTCCTCATAGTGTTTCGCCGCAAACTCGGCCGCAGCAGCGTTCTCAGCCTTATTGAGTAGCATCTGATGGCCCCCTGTTTAGGACCGAAAGACGTCGGTCAGGCTCATGATCTTTAGTCGGCCGGCGGCGACTTCTCGGTCACGCCATTTCTGGCGACGCTCCTCCGATGCTGCCTTTGCCGCAACCCTAGCATCCACTTTGTCAGATTCCTCAATCATGGCCCTTGCCAGTTCGCGCGCGTCTGCCGTGGTCAGATCGGCGCTGCCATCCACTTTGACTGTGTAGCCGCCCTTCAGCGAGATGCGCAGTGCAATGCACCCCTCCTTGTAGGATTTTCTAACGCTCAGTTTGTCAGCCATCGTGATTCCTGCTCAGGACCGCTTAGGCCAAGTGGCCTTTATCTTGTAATAGCACTCTGAGCAGATATCTTCGACGCCGGACCGGAAGTCCCCACTGCCGCCTGTCCTGGGGGCGATATAGCTCCACCCGATAGGGTTTATCTTTTCAACGCCGCAAGCGTCGCACCTAAAAAGTTCTTCGGTCTTTATTCGCATTGTCATCCTCGATGCTCGGTCAAGATTGCGGTACGCAAACCCACGCCTCCAACCTGCCCTGAAGGCGGTTATTGGCTTTGATCGCTTCTGCGGCTCGCTCGCAAGCCTCTTTCGATGTGAACGGCGCGGCCACGGCAGGACCGCCCGCGTTGTATCCAGACATATAGAAAATCAGAAACCATGCGATCATTCGCCCTCTCCATTCGAATGTGAAACAGTCCTCATGACGTGACGGCCCCAAGCTCCTAGGACAGCCAAGAGCTCGTCCTTCGCTGGGCCGGGAGGCCATACCCAGAGGCCGGTATGTATCAACCAGCGGGATAACCTGAAGCGAAAGCGCCGCACGTCAGAGCTCCTATTCCGAGACCTGGGATGTGGCCTGTAGGCTTGCGAGGTATAGCAGGACCGCTTCTGCGGCCACTTGAGAGCAGCCGCATCCGCTCGGTTGCTCCTTGCAAATGTCCTCGCAATCGAGTTGGCGGGCGATGATCTCCGCAACCTTTCGGACTGTTTCGCCTGGGTCATGCATGGGTCTAGCTTTCTCTACTGATTACCGCGCAGGTTCAGAAACCGCGGTCCTGGTCTGGATCGCGCGGAAGGTCTCCAGGTTGAAGATGTGAAACCTGCATGGGCTTGCCTTCTCTTGTGACGCGATACATTGGGCGATCCTTTGTCACCCGTCGCAAACGGACCTCGTCGATGTCGTCAATCTCGACGTATCCATCATTTTCCATTTTCTCCAACTCGGCCTCGGCTTGCCGCTGCGCGTCCTCTTGGCTGTCGGCCTCGATGCGTATTGAGATTTTACCCCGCACCTCGACCTCAGCAGTGTATTCCCCCGGCTTGTCATTGCGCGAGAAGTCGGCGGGATTGGGCGCGTTAATGGTGGTGTCTGTCATGGGGTTCCTCGTTCCTCTGCATTGATCTCTAGTGGGCCGTCAGTTCGGCCAATTCCCTCATCTGCCGATCCAGGCCCTTGACGAGGTGTCCGCGCTGATCGCCCTCTGCCGTCCGGAGGTTTTCAAGCTGCTCGACTATGTTAGAGCAGCGGTATCCGGCTGGCGTTTCGGCTCCCATCTTGGAGCGAAGCGCGATCAGCTTGCGGCGGGTGTCTTCAAGCTCGAAATCCATCAGTCTTCTCCGTGAACAGCGCGGGAACAGCCGCGTGTCAATTTCGTGTTAATCCGTCAGGAAGTTCTCTCAACGTTCGTCAACATTTGGACAGGTTGTCGCAGGTTACCAAGAGTTCATCCCTTGAATCATTGAAGTTTTTTGCACTTGGCATATTTTAACTTCTTCCTTCCGGTGGAATACGCTACTTGCCGTAAGTGCCTGTAGCGGCGATGTTTTCAGCAACTTCCGAAATCGCGCGTGTCAATGGCGTGTCAATAATTCGGTCGGTCAGCGTGGCATCCTTCATCGCGTGGCCGTAGGTCTCGATCACCATTTCAGCCGTCATATCGACTAGCCATCCGACCGTCACCGGGTCGATCTTTCGTCGCAGCAGTTGCGTGACGCAGCCGTGGCGACAGCAGTGCGGCGTTAGGCGCTCGATGCCAGCGCGCTTGATCGCCTGATTCCAGGGCCACGTCACAACGTTAAGGCTCCGATACCAGAACAGCGGCCGCCCCGCCTCGGTCGGCATATTGGCCAGCGCAGCAACCAGCATGGCCGGCAGATGCGCCTTGCGCTTGCCCTTGTGCTGGCCCCGCTCTTTCTTGTTCCTGATGGTGACGGTCCCGGCATCAAGGTTCAGATCCTTCACAGGATCAATCGACAAGCCCTCAGAGGGACGGCATCCGGTCAGGAACATGAATAGCGCATAGGTGCCGAGGATCGGGCCTGCCGTCTCCCGAAATGCGTTTACCCATTCCATCGTGGCCGGCTCTTTCGGCTCGCCATCTTCCTCAAACCTGTTCTTGATCATCAGGGGTGGACATAGCTCGGCCTCGGCGCAGTGATTGATGACCGACTGCGCTGGCGTCAGCGCGCGGCGGTTCATGCTCGCACCGGAGTTGCCGGGGAATAGCTCCATAGCCATCTGCTTCAGCGTGCTCGGCTTGATATCCTTGACCAGCCAGTCCTTCAGATAGTCCTCGACCGGGCCTAGGAATTTGTTGCCCTTACCGGCGGCGCGATACAGCTTCACCGCCTCGCCGAACGTCAGGATTGCTGTCGGACCATCGAAATGACCGTTCCAGATTTTCCCTTCGACGTCGGTAGCGAACCTCTGGGCCTTCGCTTTGTCGGAGGTTTTGGTTGACTGACGGACGTGGATACGCCGGCCAGGCGGGCCAAGAGTGTCGTCGATATGCCAGATGCCGTGACGCTTGATGAGCTTGACGGGCACTTGTTAGCCTCCAAAATTTTCCTGACATCTTCGTCTAGCAGCCGCATACGATGCCCCGAGCCCCGGCACGCGCCAAGCCGCAAGGCTTCGCTTCGCACAAATCTTTCCGGCCATCCGATATGTTCGGCGACCTCGCGCGGCTTGTAAACGGTAGGCAAAGTCATGATTGGTCAGCCTGAGGGAGCGCGAGTGCAGCATCGATCATCGCCCGGTAGCGTATTCGATGCTTTTCCTTCACAGTTACCCAATCCTGAGTTGGGCGCTTCGTAGGCGACATGGCGGCGGCGGCGGCGGCTAGCATTTTGTTTGACGGTTCTCGGAGTCTCATAAGCAGATCATTCCGTGTTGCCTTGGCTGTATCAGACGAGAGCTTACGCATGGCGGCCAATTCGTAGTCTCCTGGCTTTGTCATCAAGGCGGTGCGGAACAGAGCCTCGCATATCAATATTTGCAATCTGCGCAGCATGGCTCACTTCTCTTGCGCCTTTCCCACAACACCATTCATGACTGGTAATCCTTCAATTCTTGGTGGGCCGCGATCATGGCCGGCAAATCACCTTCAGCCATCGCCGTTGCAGCTCGGTCCAAGCTTCGGCGCATCATGGCGATAGCAAATCCGCTGGCCGGCCCGATACTCTGGTACTGCGGAATCAACTCGTCACGAACGCGGGCCATTTGCTTTGGAAGATCATCGCCAAGCGTATTCATTTCTGGTCTCCCGGTGAGGACACAGCATCGCTCATGACGACACCTTGTCGGATGCGCTGGCGCTGCCGGACATGAGGACGACGGCGAGCAACCACCACCATCCGCTATAGCCGAGCCAAAAGACGATGTAGGCCGTTCCGATCAGGATCGTCCCGTTCCATGCGATTAGCGCCAAAACAACGATCGCAATGGCAAGCGCCTTGGTACCATCGTTACTCACTGGCGATCTCCTGCGGGCACTGCGGCCCCTTGCGGTAACAACCGTCCTCGCCGAGCCACCAGCCTTGTTGCAGAAGTCGGGCGTGTTCCGTTTCCATAGTCACTTGTCCATCTGCGAAGGAAGCGTGGATGCCGTCATGCTCGGCCTCGGCTGTTCATCACCTCGGCGAGCGCCTGTTGGTTCCCGAGTTCTATGTTCTGAATGATGATTTCTAATCCACGTTCGCGCGTCATCGTGCGCTGATCTTGGTATGCAAGGAGTTTGCCGAGCAAATTGGCACCGATTGCCAGCATTTCCTCGGCAGTAACCTTGTCGCCATGGCGGCCAAGTAGCTTTGCCAATTCTTGATAGAGCACTTCGTGCTCTGGTTTGGCGATCCGGGCGCTCATGTACCGACCCGATCATTCGTGCCGTCCCACACGAACTCGCCGTCGCGACCAACCGGCAGGTATTTGCCGCAGCCGCAGCAGAACGTGCTGCCGTAGTAGCTTGGGTTGGCGGCGTAAGTCTCGGCGATTTGCTTCGGCATCGACGTGACCGTGCCGCATCCCTTGCCGACCCTATTCAGATCGTCTTGCGACCAAAGGTGACCGAGCGCAGAACCTCTATGGCCTTTCGGGTAAGGTTCATATTTAGCGCACCGATCGCCCCACCGTTCGATTTCTTCCGCCGTCAGATCGCGGAGCGGAAACTGCGGACCCGCTATGCCCACGTGCTGATACTTGAGCCGGACAGGGCGCTTAAACCCGGCCTTAATGATCTCGGTCGGGCACATCGTCCAATGGTCAACGTGCTGTCCGTCATGCCGTGTAGCGCTGTTCGGGACCGGGGCGTCGTCGGGATTTACCGGATCCTCGCCGGCGACAGTGCAGCGCGTCATGACTTGTTCTCCTGGGTTGAATGGTGTGGCCGCGACAGAGCGAGATCCCGGATGTCATCAGCAATCAACTTCCCAATATTGCTTGTAAGCGTGCCCGCGAATTTGGTCTCTGCGATCTTCGCGCATTCCTCGATCACCGCAGCGCGCACGTCGGGCGGCATTGGGAAGCAACAGGGACTCGGCCGACAAGTGCAAACAGCAATGGCACATTCGACGGCCGGCGCCTCGCCCCGATCCTCCGGCGACAGCGGGACTTTCGGGAGGTTACAGGGCCAGATCATGCCGCACCTGATTTGTCAGTGGAGGGGATCGTCAGCGCATCAAGGTTCGCCATCGTTTCGTCATGGCCGGGGAGGGTTGCGCGATCAGTGGATGAAAGGGGACACCCGCGCGCGTGCGGGATGTTTGGATTTACGATGGCGGCGCAGGTACATCGCGGATCTGTCGATGGGAGTGCGGGGCTTTCACCCGCTGCCCGGTTAGTGAGGCCGGTCAGCTCGCGCGAGATGGCACCAGGCGCGAGCAGCAAATTTCGCATCTCGACGGCTTTCCAGAAAGCCGACCGCTGCGGTTCTTCAAGGCAATCGATAAGATTTCGGCGGATGAACTCGAATGCGTTACCGGCCCTAGCTAAAAGGTTATTTGCGCTCTCAGGGTCAATTGGTGCTTGGGCAATAGGGCGAGAGTGACGCGCAGCAAGGGCTGCGGCGGCATTTAGGGTCGCCACGATGCGCTCGGCGCGCCCTCGACTGCCCATGATCTTGAAAACATAGGCGGTCTCGGCGTCGATTACCTGATGTTCGCCGTCGTCATGGTTGGGGTCGGCCATCGGCAATAGCTCCAACGGCATAAACTCAAGGCAATCCAGTGCCACGATGTCAGGATAGGAGTGAGAGTGCTCGGTCATGTCAGCGCCCTCATGATTGGATCGTAGGGCGTCGCGAAAACCACTCAGTTTTCTCTCTACCGACGATTGAGAACGAGTGCTGGCAAAGGCCAAACATCAGCTTTTGAGCAAGCTGGAACGCCTTATTTTGCAGCTCTAATTCATCGACCGGAAAACGGGGGTAGTTTATGAGGCCAACGCGGACGCCAGATTCTTCGCCGCCGGTATAGATATAATCCACTGGTGCCACGGTGACGCACAGCCCAACCTCGTAGCAATGCTCTCGGCAGATTTGCTTTGCTTTCGCCAAGTCGCCAGCAATAAAAATATCAAGCTGAATAGTCGGGCCAGGAGTAATCATGCGCCGCACATCCCTTCGCATTCGTTGTTGAACATGTTGAGTTGACCTCGGTCCTCGGCGGTCGATAGGTCAACCTCATCAAGAGGAACGCGGTCGCGGTGGACAAACCAAGCATCGGCCTTCGGCCGCTTAGGCCCAGGCATGCCAGTTCGGATTGTCTTATCGATCGCAACTGCATCGGCAAACGAAACCGGATCGTTGGCTTTCATGTCCCGCCAACGAGCGTTGTCCGTGTAGGGACAGAACGTGCAAGCAGACTTGGCCGGCTTCGGATACTGACGTTCCTCGCACCACGTCAGACAATGGCGGCGGTGCATTTCCATCTCTATTAGCGGCCAACGATGCCGAATAAAGGCAAGCCGGGATGGCTTCATGCGGATAGCTTCATCCATGCTGATGCCGATCCACTGCTCTACAACAGGTTCCTTGGGGCCACGTTGTCCCTTCTTGAGGCCAATCAGTTCGCGGACCTTCTTGGTAATCGGCAGGATTTTGAAATCCTGGGTGCATTGCCGATTGAGCATCCCGCCCGAAAGAGTAAAGAATGGGGGCCGGGCGTCCATTCGGTTCGTACCAGCCATCGCGCCAACGATCTCATCCCGCAGGTTGCCTGCGGATACTCGGTGGACCGGGAAAGGCAGTTCTTTTTCTAACCAGTCTAGATGCTTGTAGACGGGCAATGGCTCCGCGCCAGTATCGGCAAAGATCGCACAATCCGGCATTGGCCCAATGTCGCCACGAGCCGCCATCAACGCCATTGTGGTGCTTTGGACACCAGCGCCCAAGCTAATAACTCGCAGTATGATCGAGGGGGCTTCCCCGCTCTTTTGCTGAGACCGCGTGTCCGGCTCGCCAATGCTGGCGCCCGTTCCGCCGCAGTGCTTGCAGGGGACTATCTCTTGGTTCATGGTTGTCGCCTTTCATGGGAAACCACCCGCAGTTTGTTGGAATTGCGGGCCGCTAGAAAGGAAGCGACCAGTTGCGCGCGTGAAACGATCTGCCCGACGCCGATCCTCTGGGCTTCGACTAAATCAACGGTTTCCGAATTGGCTGCGAAGGCGATCAATTCATCCAGATCGCGGATGATGCTATCGACGCGCCGATCCATCTGCTCCTCGGCCGAAAGCGCAGGCTCTTTCATGGCGTCCGAAACGAATTCAAGCGTTAGATCGAACATCACCTAACCTCCCAATATCTTGGCCCAAAGGCCGATCACGCTGACGAACCAAACGATCCCAACGAAGTCGCGAATATCAACGAGCGTTAGGCCGTGGCGGCGAATGAAGGATTTCATGGCCGTCACTCCGCAGCCTGTAGAAAGGCTTCATCGTCATGCGCTTCAAAGACCGCGAGTGCGTTGGCGTAGTCTGCGTCGCGCTGTCTCGTGGACAGACGCTTGACGGCTTCCCATATGTCCGAGCCGCTGCCGTAATGGATCGCGGCATGAGCAATAGAGTCCGACCACTCGCGATGGGCGAGGTTGATCGCATCGAGGAATGCTTCGTCCCTGGGGGAAAGCGTGTCCTTATCGTAAACGCGGGCTGCGATGGTCAGGACTGAACAGATATCGGTTGCCATCTGGTCTCTCCATCTGATCCCCGGCGGGTGCCGGCGGTTCGGCGATGAAAGTACATTAAGCCGAAGCTTACATAGAATGCAAGCGCAACTTAACAGTTTTGCAAAAAAATATTGGCAACAAAAAACCCCGTTCAAGGCGGGGTCATTGCGAGCGTCGGATTTTGGCTTGTTTAATAATATCTTGGCGGCGCGAAGAAACCGAGCGGGACGCTACTAGCCAAGGGGTTAGTCCCCCTCCGGGCTGAAAGGTCGGTCGGGGCCGCCGTCGCGCTTTGAAAGATATTGTTGCTCTGAAAAATAGGCGACGGAATGACGATCGACATCACTACCAGCGCGGCATAAAACCAACGCTTCGACGGCTCTGGAACCGGCGTCTCTACTTGCGGCGCGGGAACCTCGACCGTTCCGCCCGCTGCTTCGGTCAAGGCGACCAAAAGCCGGTAGTTGTCTCTAACCATTGATTTCGGAAGCCGCACCGTCATGACGATGTGGTCCCGTTGGTTATCTATGATGCAGCCATTCTGGTGTAGAACGGCCTGTGGTAACAATACCCCCGGCATATACCCCCCCCCCCCCCTGACCTGATTTGTGTCGAAAAGATGTATGCAACATGCACTTAAAGTTTAGCAAGCTAAAACTTTAGAATGAGAGGCGACTGCAAATTATGCCGCGCACTGTGGTTTTGTCGCCGTCTACAATGATGGGGGGCGCCGATCCGGTGAGAGATACGGAAAACAAATAGGGCGGGAAATACTGCCGGAAAATCGGCATCCGGAAGCTCAGCGCGAGCACGAAATTCTGCGGGTTGGGCTTCTCCGTAACGTCCACTATAAGGAAGTCGCCCGGCCGATAGCCTGCCCCGGCGATCTCGTCACTTGTCAGCCGCCATACCTCTGCCTGTCGGTTTGGGAGCCCCGATTCTATCACTTTTCGCTGATGCGGCGGCAGTTTATCGAGATCAACGCGCTCGCCTTCCGCGCCGGGTTCCCTTGCCCTGGCCGATTGGGTCATTTCCCCACGCCCGCTCGCCAGCCATTCCACGCTAACGGAAAGAGTGTCCGCGGCAGCTCGCAAATGACCCGTGCTGGGACTGGACGCGCCGGTCTCCCATAGGCAGACGGCCGCGCGGCTAACGCCGATCCGCGCCGACAGTTCGGCCTGCGAAAGTCCTGCCCTCAAGCGGGCCGTTTTCATCCGGCTACCGAGGTTCTTATCCACTAAATACGCTTTCGAGACATGTTCCAATTAGTGAACTTTCTGGCCCCGCGTATAAATGAAAATATAACTTGCACCTAATGTAAGGTTATGTTAAGTGATATTTTATGAGCAAATCAGCACTGGAACGGATCGGCAAAACTCGGGGCCTCAAGGCCGAGATTTCCCGCGCGCTTGGCATCTCCACTGCCGCTGTCACCCTTTGGAAGCGGATACCCGCTGAGCACTGCCCGATCGTCGAAAAAATCACCGGCATCCCCCGCATTCAGTTGCGTCCCGACGTTTACGGCCGCGCTAAGGATTCGTCCTCGTGAGAGTGGCGCCTGCCAGCCACTTCAAGACGCATCGCAAGAGTCACGCGCCGCGCAATTCCATTCCGTCTGAAGGTTCTAAGCTTCGCGCGGTCTATGACCTGTTCCAGCGCAGTAAGGGCAGAGTGATCGACTACGCATCCCCGAATAACGATCGGCTGCTGGCCGATCTTCAAGATTATTACGGCTTGGATATCCGCCGCGTCGCGCGCTGCAAATGGGTTCTCGCTGGCGAGTGGTTCGGCCTGATCTATCGCGACTATATCGCGGAACATTCAACATTCGAAGAAGAGGAGGCGGCTTAATGCAGGTCTTGCAATTCATGCTCGCGTGGTTCGTGTCGTCCGTTGTGTTGGGCATTTTCGTCGGGAAATACATTCGATGGGGCATGACATGAACATTTCATTTGATCGCATTACCCATAATTCCGAAACGATCAACCGGCCGCGCCTCGCGGGGAAAACAAGGACACGGCCGGTTCTCCCATGCGACTTACCAGACGCGTCGCACGATTTAGAAACTGACCCCTTTATGTGGTCATTCGGGCGAAGCCCGTTCCTCCAGGCAGTGATTGACCTATTCGCCATGCTGTTCTGGGCGGCGCTCGGTCTCATCTCGGGGCTGGGGGTTTTCCTCGCAGCTTTCTTTTTGTTGAGAGGTTAGGTCAAGGATCTGCGCCTGACAGCGCAGTTGATTGAGAAGCATCGCGGTCTGCGAACCGACCGATGTCCAAGGGTCTAAGTTGTCGTTGTTGTTCTGAAATGCATCTTTCTTCATGTCTGCATACTGCATGAAGGGAATTTTCAAGTGTCACCAAAAAATGGTCGGAAATCGCCAATGAGTAACGCGGCAATTACATCCGCCCTCACGAGAGCAGCGGCTAATTCGCTGGTCGAGAGGGCGGAGCGCCAGACCGGATCTAGAATGGCGGCTTATGAAATGGTCGCCACTACCGTGGGAACGTCCTCTGAATGGCTTAGAAAATTCATCGGGGGGCGAGAAGCCAAAGAACCGGGGTGGACGGCCGGGTGGAACATTCTCGATCAGTACACTCGAATTTGTAACCGCGTCGAACAAGAAATGGAAACAGAGCGGATTAAAATCCTAGCTCTCAAGGGAAAGATAGATGCGGCTACTGCGACTGTTAATCGAGTGGTGGAAATTACGCCGGACGCGCAAGCGCCTGGAAAGAGAAGCAAATAGGGCCAAGGGGGACTAAGGGGAATGCTTGATCTACTAGATAGGCCTCGCCATGCATCACTGGACGAGGGCGAGGCTAGACGCGCCAAAATTAAGAAGGCAACCGGCCAACTTCTCGAACGGCTACGCGAGTTTCACGGTTGCGACGAGGCTTTCTCCGCTCGCGAAACTAATCCGCCCGTTGCTGAATCCCCGGAAGTCGTCGAACTGCCGCCGACGAAGGAGACATGGTTCTGTGCGTTGGAAGCTGACCCCGTTTTTGAGCCAAAAACCATCAGTGTTGCGGACATTCAGCGGGCCGTGGCTCGGCGCTACAGGCTCAGGCGTGAGGACATCACTTCTCATAGGCGCACTGGGCGAGTTATCAAGCCGCGACAGATCGCAATGTTTCTTGCCAAAGCTCTAACAACGCGATCATCGCTGGATATCGGCCGATTTTTTGGCAACCGGGATCACTCCACGATCCTGCATGGCGTTCGCAAGATCGAGCTTCTACGCCAGACCGACACTTGCCTTGAAATGGATCTGCGGACCATCGCGGCTGCTGTAGGAGGCTCGATTGACTAAGCCGGCTCGCGCCATTCTCCCCAATCGCCGCGCGCATGAACTCATCAGTTTCCATCACTGGCAGCAGAAATTTCACGTCGGCATCGGCCGCCCTTCTCCGAGCGGCCCGATACAGGAAATATGGATCAACACGAATAAGACCGGGACGCAAAGTGAGACATTAGCAAGAGATTCCGCAGTCGTCCTTTCCATCGCCCTCCAGTGTGGGGCAACAATCGAGATGCTGCGACATGCAATCACAAGAGACCTCGACGGCAGAGCGAGCGGCCCGATCGGTCAACTCCTGGACAGGTTGGCCGGAGGCGAAGGCGAGGCTTTGCTTTCTGACCCAATCATGTCCCGGACAGCCGGTGCAGTTGAGCCTGCAGATGCATGACGGGGAGTTCGTGAGGGTCGAGATCAGCAAGGGAATGCTGGAGGGGATCGTGTTGGAGGGAATGAGGGTGCTGCTAAGGGGGACGAAATGACAGTCGTGATGGGTGTGGACCCAGGCGTATCCGGCGCAGTGGCATTTTTTTTCCCAATGGTGCCAAGCCGCATCGCCGTCGATGACGTGCCGGTGGCAGGCGGCGAAATCAACGTCAACGAACTGGCACGGATTATCAGGATTCATCGCCCGACGCTCGCCGTTATCGAGCGAGTTTCCGCGATGCCTGGCCAGGGCGTGGTTTCGATGTTCAATTTTGGTCGCTCCTACGGGGATGTGCGCGGCGTCATCGGCGCAATGGATATCCCACTGCATTTCGTCACGCCGCAGAAATGGAAAAAGCATTTCGGTCTTTCGTCGGACAAGGACGAATGCCGCCTGCGCGCCATCCGCTTGTTCCCAGCCGTGGCTGAAAGCTTCAAGCTCAAAAAGCATGACGGCCGGGCGGAAGCCGCGTTGATCGCGCTCTATGGCGCGGAAGTCTTGATGAGGGTCGCGGCATGATCGATTTCAAAAGGCATTCGCCAAGCAGTCTCAACCTTTTCGCGGCTTCGCCAGCTCTCTTTGTTTTGGAAAAGCTGATTGGGATTCGACAAGCCGGTAACGCCCCGATGCACCGCGGAACAGCGGTTGAAGATGGCGTTACGTTTGGTCTTTTGAACCCGCAAGCCAAGCTTGCGGAATGCCACGCTGTCGCACTCAAGAAATATGACACCATTACTGCTCTCATGGCTGACGCTCGCCGCGAAGATTACCGGAACACAATTCCGGCGATGGTGGAGAGCGCGCTTTTGGAGCTTCGTCCATATGGCGTTCCGACTGAATGTCAGGGATTTGTGGAATGGCAACCGGAGGGGCTGAAGTTCCCGGTGGTGGGATACTTCGACTATCACTGGTCTGACCACAACATCACGGTCGACCTCAAGACGACGGAGAAACTGCCCTCTGCGGTAAAGGTTCCTCACGCGCGGCAGATTTCTCTCTACGTGACATCGAATAATGCGAACGCGCGCATTTCCTACGTCACGCCGAAGAAGCGGGCCACCTACCAGGTAGACAACATCGACGCTCACCGGAACGCGCTGCATCAAATGGCGCTGCGGTGCGAAGCGTTCCTCGCGCTGGGCGAGGACGCTGAGTTCTTCAAGAAGATCACGCTTCCCGATCTCGACAGCTTCTACTGGTCGGGGCCGCCAGCGCGGCAGCTCGCCTATGAGCATTGGGGGATATGAATTCCCTTAAGTGGGATTGGCATGCCGTCTGCCTGAATGGCGGCTTTGTTGACTGAAGGAGAGCCCTATGGGTCTCGGATTAACGACAGGTGGAACCGGCGGCGGAGAAATCCAGCCATACATCAACTATGACGCAAAGGCAGGGAGAATGTTCCGTGTCGATCGCACCCAGGGGGGCGATGGCATGTGGGTGACGAACAAAATCGAAATCACCAACGTCGCTCAGGTGGTGATGGATCTTGCCAACATCCGGGTTGGCTGGATCAACTACACGGCGCAAGGCCCGGTCCGTAAACTGGTGGTGCTCGGCAAGGAACCGATCCCGCCACGCCCGGAAGACAAGAACAGCGAAGGCAAGCCCGCCTTCAAGCAGGGGTTTGAGGTCGATGTTCTCCTGAACAAGGATGCCGGTGGTGGTCCGGTTCGGGTGTTCGGATCGGCCGCGGGCTGCGTTATCGAGGCGATGGACGCCCTCCACGATCTCTATTCCGGGTCGGCGGAAGGCAAGAGCGGCAAGCTTCCAATCGTCAAGATTACGGAAGTGCAGCCGGTCAAGTCGGGTCAATCGACCAACTACAAGCCGATGTTTGCCATCGTGAATTGGATCGATCGGCCGGCCACTCTGGGCGGGGCGGCGACTGCCACAACCTCAACACCAACCGCACCTGCAACCGGCTCAACCGTGGTTCCTCCTCCGGTGCCGCAGCAGGCCGCGTTGGCTGACGCAAACAGCTTCGGCTAGTCGGTCGGCGACAGACTGAAGCATTACGACAACGTGACCGGACCCGCTGCGGCCCGGTCACTCTACAGGGGTGGGGTCAGTTGAGTCCAATCTGTTGCGTAGGGAGGTGTTTTGCACAAGGGCGGGGACGATGAACGCGGTGGTCAAGACGATATTTTCGCCGGATGTCGCGGCGATGCGGGAGCATGTTGAACATCTCTTTGGCGGCTACCTTGATGGCTACCACGACGGACTAATTGAGCTTTCCTGGACAGATACCAGCCCCGACCCATCGGGGCGCTATCGGCTGGCCCATGCCCGTCTGTTCGGGACCGACAGGCTAGACGACCTGGTGCAGGAGGCGGCGCGGCTCAACGCGACCCCGATGTGCAACGTTTATATCGGCGCTGCGCTGCGCCATCCCAACACGGCGCCGTTCGGCCGCGGGCAGGACCGCGACGCCTGGGCGCTAACGTCTGCCTATGTCGATCTGGACGATGCCGAAGCCGCGGCAAACGCCAAGAACATCTATGGGCTGGACAAGCCTACGATGGTTGTTCTGACCGGCACGGAGCCGCACACGCGCGCCCAATTATGGTGGCGGCTTGCGGAGCCGCTGACCGATCCAGCGCATTGGCCAGCCTTGCTCCGAGGCATAGCGGCCAAGATGGACGGGGATTCGACCGTCACCAACCCGTCTCGAGTTATGCGGCTGGCCGGCACGATCGCCTGGCCTGTCAAGCAGGGGCGCAAGGTCGAGCTGACAGCCATCCATCCACTACGGGAGCCCGGTCGATGTCAGTATGCGGTTGAACATCTGGCTCGAGTGTTCCCGCCCGTTGGCATTGCCGCGGCTGCGGCGCAGGCAACCGAACTCAGCCACACAACCAACTCTCTGGGCCTAGCCGACAAGATCGATGACGGCCGCGAGCGGTACATGGTCAAAACGATCATGGCCTGCCTGATCGAGATGATCGGCCAAACTGGCTGCTGTCCGACGCCACAGGAACTTTATGACGCGGCATGGCCTCAGTATGAGCGGAAAGTCTCTTTCCAGCGCCCAGGGCGCGGCCCAGAGGAGTTTGCCGAAAAGTGCCGCTATACGGTGCAGCGGTTTGAAGCGGGCCGTATTGGCGGCCTCGAGACGCTAGGGAAGGCTTCTGAAATCTACCGGCACAAGGCAGCCGAAAGGCCAAAACCGCACCAGCCGACGCCTCTGCCGCCTCCAGCCACCAATAAGCCTCTCATCCTGTCTTCCGCCGAGTTCGTGGCTGGGTTCCGCCCGCCCGAATACCTGATCGATGGGGTTATCCAGCAAAGCTACCTCTATTCCCTGACGGCGCGGACAGGGCATGGCAAGACCGCTGTTGGCATGTTCATGGCGCAAGCCGTGGCGCGCGGGCAGAGTTTCCATGGCCACGCCACCAAGCAAGGGGCCGTCCTATTCCTGGCCGGCGAGAACCCTGACGATGTGCGGGCGCGGTATCTGATCCTGGCCGACTATCACCGTTTCGACCCGCTGACGACGCCCATCCATTTCATTGATGGCGTGGTGGATATCGCCGCCTGCCTGCCAAGGATCCGGGAGGAGGCGGCGAGGATCGAGAACCTCGCTTTGGTCATCGTCGATACCGCAGCCGCCTATTTCCGGGGCGATGACGGCAACAGCAACAGCCAGCAGGGGGATTTTGCCCGGTTGTTGCGTCAGCTCACTTTCCTCCCCGGCAAGCCCGCCTGCGTGGTTCCCTGCCATCCCATCAAGAACGCCAGCAAAGAAAATCTGTCGCCGGTCGGCGGCGGGGCGTTCCTCAACGAGGTGGACGGGAACCTGACCATCTGGAGCAACGCCGAGAAGCACGCCAGCATGCACTGGCAGGGCAAGTTCCGCGGCCCAGAGTTCGAGCCCATGCCGTTCGAAATGCGGGTGGTCGAAAGCGATCGCGTGACCGACGCGAACGGCGTTGTGATGCCATCCGTGGTCGCGGTTCCAATCTCTGACCTGGCCGTCGAGCGAACCGAGGCCGACCAGGAGTCGGACGAAAACCTCATCATGAAGATTGTCGCCGCCAGCCCGCGCGCCTCGCTACGCCACATTGCCGAGGTGGCCAAGTTCTCGAAGGGCAAGGTGGAACGGATCTTCCACCGGCTCACCGAAGACAAGCTCATGAGCAAGCACCGGGGCGGAAAATACCGGCTCACGGACAAGGGTAAAAAGGAACTCGGAATAAGCGTGGACGCCGACTAATACAACCTCTGATGCCGGGACACTTTGCCGGGACAGCAGATCGGGGCAAATGACGTTTTTGTCCCGGGTGGGACAAACCGGGACAAATAGGACCAAATTGGCTGCAACATGTTGAAAACAAACAAAAACATTTTGGGACAAATAGGGACAAACGCATACCTTTTGCGTTCTGTCCCGTCCTGTCCCTTTTATAGGGGTTTCAAAGGGGGGACAGATGGCGAAGACCAGATCTAAGCCCGCGGCGACCGACGCCCGCCCGCTTGGCGCCGATCACTCGTGGGCGCGTTCCCATGGTACCTACATTGCTGGCCGCGCCTACGTCGATGGCGCCGACGAGACCGCGGCGCAGATGGAACAGAAGTGGGGGGCCGATCGGCTGCGGCTCCTCGTGTCCCCGGAACTCCGGGAGAAGTTCGACCGCCAGCGCTATCTCCTGAACCAGGCCATTTGGCATGGCGAGCTAGAGGACGTGCGCCGGGAGTCCGGGCGGATGGTCAACGCCTGGATGGCCCTGGACCGGGCAGCCGAGGCCGCCGGTGCGCTGAAACTAAATCCCGTGGTCTGGGAAGTGGCGTTGGCTGACGGCTCTGTGGCGGCGATCGTCGCGGACGTGACCCATGCCAAGTCGGTGATTGCCGAGGGGCGCAAGGTTTCCGTCTACACCCTCGACGAGATTGGGCGGCTGCTTTCCGCCTATCCAGACATCGCCCGGGCCAAGCTGGTGTTCCCCGGGGCCAGCGTCACGGAAATCAGATCGAGGTCGGTCGAAGACCCGCTTAATGCAATTTGGGACACCAAGGCGAATTTGAATGACGAAATCGGAATTTAGAAAAATGGAGCAAGGCATGATCAGGATTGAACGCGGCGAAGAAGTAAAACCGGGTGTGTTTGCGTGGCGTGTACCGTCCCTCGATTTAAGCGGTCGAAGCCGTCAGCCTATGTCCGATGCCTGCCGAGCGATTAAACGCATGGACGACCGACTGTCCATAAGCCCATGCGGTATCTGGCGTGAGGGGGTACGATCAGCCATCCATGACCTCTACCGTCGGTAAGGCTGCTGAAGTGACGGTTCACGACGGACAACGCCAAATCGGTTTTCGCAAATGGCGTGAGTTCGACCGCTTTGCCCTCAGAGAAGCGGCTGAATGACCACTGAAACCGGGGCTGAAACCATTAGGGGCAAAAATGACTGCTGCATCACGAAGGCGGCGGCGCAAGGCGCCGTACGATCCAAACGCGACCATCCATGACCGTAGGGCCACGAGTTCCAACCGAGGCGTCCAAGCTCACCTAACCTCGCAAGACGTAGACGACCCATGGGCACCGGGCGAGAAGATCCGGGTCATGCGCCACCTTCGGGATGATCCCTTGGGCCGGCTGCACGATCGAAAGCAAATCGACGAGGCGCAATACCAGGCGGGCAGGGCGTTCCAGAACGATTTCGAGGAGGCAGAGCGCGGACCATGCGCGATCGACCCCAGCAAAGAGCACGTCGACGGAGGGGTGACGCCAGAACCTATCTCAGAAGGCCAGAGAAGGGCAGGGATTCGTTTAGCGAAAGCCCATAGGGGGTTGGGGGCAGACGGCTCAGCAATCGCCCACGACGTTCTAATCCACGGCAGGACCATGGCCGATATAGCTGGCAGGCGTGGCCTGGTCGGGAAGCGCTGGGAGGAATACTTCGGTTTGCGGTTTCGGGAGTGCTTGCACTGCCTCGCGAAGGTCTACGGTCTGGCGACCGAACCGACCGGGAAGCAGCGGGTGGTGGTGGAGGTAGGGGGTTGACTCCGGGAGCAAAGCGGCCTACACAAGCCACACTCGCAAGATTTGCGATGTGATTTGCGCCCGCGCCCGGTATTCCATCGGCAGCGGGTTTTTTATTGGCCCGATCGGTCATTTGCCGATTCCTGACGAGGTGCAATGGGCCAAACCATTCCCGCGGCCCATTCTGCCTGTCACGACGCCACCCCCCTGTCGAAGCGCCGCCTTACGTGCGCAGAGCGTCCTTTGGCAATGCGCCGCGGGAAACCTTTTTTAGCACCTAATCATTGCAACAGGTGGGGCAGGTACGTCGACAGCAACAGGGCAATGGATCCGCCAGCGATCGACCAAGCGAACAACAAGCGCGCCCGTTGCTTTTGCTGCGCGCGATAGTCTGAAATGGCTTGGTAGACGTTGCTCATTTGCTGAATTCCCTTGCTTGAAATGAGTCCGATTCTAAACCTGGGATTGATTCGGTTGCAAGTGGAATTTGAGTCAACCCAAAATGTGAGTCGGGTCAATGGCTTACATCCTGTCGCGAGAGTTCTTCCACATGCTGGAGGACGCGATAAACGAGGCTCGCTACGAAATAGACGAGACTTACCATATGCAGCGCGACCAACTCGCCGCCGAACTCGGGGATGTCCCTGGCGTTGATACGCTGTCGGTGCGGTTCGGCGATGGGTTGCAGTTCGTTACCTACAACGGTCGAACAACTGCATTGTCCGAGGCCGCCTCGATAGATGACATTCGCAGGGCGCTGAACCTTGCAAAGATCGACAACCTGATAACAGCGCCCGCCAGCGCGATGGAAGCCCTAATGACCGCCAACCCGATTGAAAGACTGAAAGAAAAGCTTGCCAAGGCTGCAGGCGTCGGCGGCCGGGTAGCGGCCAAGATCGAGGCAAAGGCTGATGCGCTGATCGCCCGAGAAGGCCAGTTGGAAAGCAAGGTGGACCACGCCTTCGCCCCTCATGAGGCGATTGCCGATGCGGCCAACACCCAACTGGATATGATCGAAAGCGCAGTTGACTTGCTCTCCAATGGCGGACCTCCGCTCGATGGCTAGCAAGTGCTTCTTTTGCGGTAACGAGCATGAGGTCAAATGCCCGTTGATATCTGCATATGAATACGCATCAGATGGTAAGATCAGGCGCATCGAGTTCGTGACGTTCACGGATATCCCTCATACCATCTTCGATCTGATGCCGGCCAATACCACCAAGCAGTGACAACCACGCCTCGTCTACGTGGCAGGCGGGCAGTAACCCAACGCCTGCGTCGGCTAAGGCTCGAGCCATTGTGCCGTGACTGTGCTGATCGCGGACTCATCACACCCGCTGTCACGCCAGATCACATCATCCCGCTAGCCCAGGGCGGGAGCGATGAGGACACCAACATCAGGTGCCTTTGCTATCCCTGCCACAGGGGCAGAACGGCAGAGCAGTTCGGGTATCGCAAATCAATCGCGCACATCGGTGACGACGGCTGGCCGACCTAGACCCCATCCAAAGGGGGGAGGGGGTGGTCAAATCTCTAGGCCGCGGGAGGTGGAAAC